CCTTTATACTCGGCTCGCCGAGCCTCAAGGTAATCCATTGCTGACACGAGAAGCCTCTCTACCGCCTGATCATCAGAAGGCAGGGAGAGGCCTCTCGCGTCAGCATACGCCCTAGCCTCGGAGACATCGATGTAGGAGTTGGCCCCAGGCACCCCGGAGCCGTCCTCGATAATCAAGGCCATGGTACCCTGTTACTTCCCTGTGGCTGGCTTATTCCCGCCGGGGGCGATGGGTTGGGAGGGCCTACCATTCTCGCCCGGTGTCTGGGCTGTGGCAGGGGCCTTGGCATCGAGAACCTTGACACCCTTGAGCTTGGCGTAGCGGTCGGGGACCGCTCCGGCGACCGCGTCGCACGGCTCAATGGGATCTGATGGATCGGCCGCCAACCGGGCGTTTCGGAAAGCCGTGATGCCCAACTTCTTCGCCGCCTCTCGCTCCTCCTTCGTCGGGATCGCTCCCTGGGTGAAATATAGAGCCTTCATCGGTGCGACCTCGTAGAAAGCGGAGGGGCGGTAACTCGACCAGCCCCTCCGGATGATGAATCACTGCGCGGTAACGAGCACCCCGGCGAGATCCTTGTCAGAGGTAGCGTATCGAATCCAGTTGGTCGAGGTCCCGAGGGCCGCGTCCGTCGGGGACTTGCCGCCGTTCGTCTTGTCCCACGAGAAACCCTTGACCCCCAGATTGTAGGACCACTCCGCCTGATACGTGCGAATGATATTCTCGTATCCGTTCTTGGTCTCGATGTTGTCGGTGAAGTCACCGTTCTGCGAGACCAGGATAGCGCCGGAGCTGAGTCCCAAGATATGGTACCTGTCCGGGGTACCCTCCTCCATCAGGTGCGGGGAGTCCGTGACCACCAACGGCCTGCCAAATCCGTCCTCGATGACTCGGACGGTACCGAATACGAAGAGCCGGTTCGCGTTGGTAAGCGCCTCCCCGTAGATATCGAAAGCCGACTTGGAATGGAGAACCCACACGACCAGCGCCGAGGCTCGATCGCCGAACCTCGACGCGCCCTTGTTGAGCGCGATGAGCGAGGCGGGCCCGTCGTGCTCGTACACCAAGGACTCGACCTGGCGAATGGCCGCAACGTAGCACAGGATCGCGGTGTTTAGCATGTCTGCGATGGAGTCCTCGGCAAGCTGTCTGCCGACGACCACACCAGCCTCCTCGGGGGAGCGCTGGATCCACTTCAGCATGCCGGGGTCGATCCGAACCGGCGGGGTGCCGGCGGCGACCTTCACCGTGGTGTCGACCAGGTGCTGCAGTTCCTTCTCGGCGACCGTTCCGGAACCGTAGGCGTTTCGGCGACGGACGAGACCGCTAATCTTCGCCCAGATCGCCTGTTCACTGTAGTCGCCCTGATGGTTCCCAGTCTGGAGGACGATGCCTCCGCGGGTGGCGGTGTTGAAAAGCTGGACCTGCTGGTCCTGCATCTCGGTCATTGCGGTGTACGCATATTCCGAGAATACCGCGAGATCCGAAAGAGCCATAATTAAAAGCCTCCTGCTTGCTTACGGGCCTTGATGTCCGCGACGATCTCCGCTGGAGTCGCCTTGGCGTAGTCGAGCTTCCTAGTTCCAGGGGCACTGCCCCTCTGGCCACCCTCGGCACCGCCGCCGGAGGCCTTGCTCCCAATAATAATCGGAGCGTAAATGGGATTGGCAACCATTTCTTTCTTGAGATCCTCGATGCTCAAAGCCGAAATGGACCCGTCCTCGTCCAGAACCTTGGTGACGGGCTTCCCATCAACAAAGTCCACCTTGAGTCGCTGCTTGATGTGCGGAAGCAAGAGCGCTGGGGCCTTACTGATCTCCGTGGCAATTTGCTGAGCCACGTTGTCGACCAGAATCCGCTGCAGATGACCGTTGAGGTTATTGATCTGTTCGGTCAGCTCCTGCTCCCGCTTGGCGAGCTTTTGCTTCCAGGACTCCTCAAGCTTCTCGACGTCCGCTTTGGGGAGCGCGCCCTTGAGAATGTTATCTCGCTCCTCGGTTAGCGCCTCAAGGCTAGCCTGAACTTCCTTGAGCTTGGCCGCAAGCTTCTGCCGCTCGGCCTTCTCGTAATCCTTGGCTCGCTTCAAGGCACCGATGTCGGGGTGTTCATCGATACCATCGATGTCGAGGTAGTACCTTCCGTCCGAGCCCTGCTTGTACTCCTTCGCAAATTCGGGGGCCAAGCCCTCCAAGCTATCAAGAACCGCTTTCAATGCCATGAGCACACGCTCCTTGTGGTACGGGATACATCCCGTGGTTATAGCCCAGCCCTCTTGAAGGCCTCGGGTTCGAGTTCTCTCATCTGCTCCAAGGTTAGAGGTTCGAAGTTCCGGTTCAGATTCAACCGTCTGAACTCCTCGACTGTCAGCCCACCATCCCGGAACAGTTTGCCCCGCGTCGGTCCCAGAACTTTGTCTTGGAAGCTCGCGGGTTGCCGCTTGAGCCATTCGTAGTACGTGAGATCCCGCTCAACATAACCCTGCGCACTCGAGCGCGTTGCGCCTTCCTGCAGGAAATCGAACTCTTCAGGTAATACCGCAACCATTGTGGATCGGCAACCCGGATGCAACGGAGGTATTGGCCCCTTGCCGAGCTCGAATACTTGGCCGTCCAAGCTCCGGCAGATCGCGGAGGTACGATCGTCTAGGGTGGCGACGATTTTGTACTTCTCGACGATGTCTGAATTCATCGCCAGCGTCAGCGCGCGGGCGCTACTGGAGACATGCTGGACGCTGGTCCGAACGATGATGTTTGCGTTCTTTTCGGCTCGGCCCAAAACACCGTCCGTGTATCTCGCCTTTTTCGTGCCGCGGATGGCCCGTTCAAGCTGCTGATTGGTCCAGCCGCTTGCGTACCCTTTGCGAACGGTATTCTGGACCACTGCGATCTCTTTGCTCACCCAGTTCTTAAGGAAAGGCTCGAGTAACTCCCCAGTTGACGCGAGCGGTCGCTTCAGGGCCTCGCGATACGCAAGTCGAGCCTTCGGCACTTGTACTCGAATGCGCCGAAGGGCCCTCTTGAGCACTTTGCCCTCGAACTGAGCCTCGTAGCTGGCCAGCCTTTTGAGCTCCTTGAGGTGCTTCTGGATAGCCGCGCCCAGCAACTGAATCTGCACTTTGCGGAGCTGGGAAAGAATGGATTCCAGTTTCTGGCGAGTGAGCTCGGACAGATTAGGTTCCTCTATGGTCCTGAGCACCTTGGTAATTTCTCGGTCCACCTGCTTGATGGCCTTAACCAAATCCTTGGTCAGACCGGCCTTGAGTCGTTCGAGAAACACCTGATGTCTCAGAACCTCGTCTTCCATGGATCACTCACTTTGCTCGACGTCGACGCTGCAACCATCGACGCCGCTATACGCCACCGTGATTCCAATGCCCAGGATCACAATGGTCACGGCCACCTTCACGTTGCGCTTCAGAAATTCGATCACGGTCTTCATTCCTCGTCCTCCTCGTCATCACCAACTGGTAACTCAAACCCACCGACACCCAGTCGCAAGTCATTCTGAATTGCAGCTTTCGCCTCCTCGTCGTCGAGATACGCGATGTTAGCCCGCTTGAGGTTGTACCGGTACTCCTCGAAGGTGATACCGCCGCCCTGCCACTCGGCCAGCAGTTGCGCGCGCTCCTGAGCCGTCATGCGACCGATCTCGAAGTCGGTGTTCAGTTCGAATTCAATACCGTCCGTGACGCCAGCGAACATTCCCGCCCAAGTAAGGCATTTCCGGTAGNCTTCGGCCACGTTGTTCGTGCAGGAGACCAAAATGGAGACCTCCGAAGCCTCCTCGAGTCGCGCCTCCCCAAGCGTCCTCTGAACCTGCCTTTGCTCGACCAGCTTGGCCCCAAGGGCGACCATTTGCCGTTCTTTATGCTGCATCGCCTCGAAAGGCAACGAATTTGGCTGCGCCTGGAGGAGCCCAGCGGTACCGCCCTGTGGCAATGGAATCGCCTTTCGAGAGCCGAGGTAGATACCGCCCTTAAGCACGTCCTCGACCCAGTCCTTTGTGAGACCGGCGAGAAACGGCGTCGGCTGCCCGGCCATGAAACACGATTCTTCGTAATCGGCGCTGTTTCGGTAATGCGCGATATTCAAGACCGCCAAGTCATACAGCGGCGGCTCGTCCGGATTGGGATCGTTATTGACGGCCCCGACGAAGGTAAACGGGATCTCGGTCAGATGATTCCCAGTTGCATCGGTGGGGTAATAACGTTCGTACTCTTGGTAAGTACCGCTATCCTCGCGCCAAATTTCGACCCTGTAGTAACCGGTCTCCTCCTCGAGACGGAGGACCCGCCATTGCCTTTCGTACTTCAATTCAAAGCCATCGTCCTCGGCGATATATTGCTCGGAAAGGACGACCAGCGATAGAAGCTTCCTGGCTCCGACCGTCTTAGTTCGCCAGTTAATGATGTCCCACGGCTCATACAGGACAATGGTCGGCCGCAGATACCCCTCGACGATCTCTTGTCTCGAGGCTGGCTCAGAAGTGTGTGGATAGTCAACCAAGAGTCCACACCGGCCGTAGGCGAGCACCTCGGACAGGGCCTTCTTCGCCTGCTGGTACAGGGAAACACCCGCTCCGTCGACATCCACACGCAGGGGCTCAAGAAGGGCTGGAAGTTCGATAATTGGCTCATGTTGGAACACTTGCCCGACGAGACCCGCGTGGGTGCGCTGGGTCACATTGTAGAACACGGCGCGTTCGAGATAGTGCTCGTAACGAGCTCTGTTTTCCTCGGACTTGTCTGCCGCGTTCGGGATTGGGAGATACTTGGTCCGCCCTTCCTTGATCGCCTGCTGACCGAGAAGACAATCTCGGATCAAATTCCACTTGGGGAGCAGACGCTGAACCTCTTCCCGAATATGGGCAACGTTTGGCATCGGTACCTCAGAATGGCAGCTGGACCGGGATTTCGGTCGCGGCTCGGTTGTTCCCTGCGAGGACTCGATATCTCACGTCATCGTAAACATGATCTTCGGCCTCGGAATCGACATCATCCGGATTATCCTCGTCCCTTGGGAGGACTGGCAACGTGGCAATCGCCGCCCGACAGTGTTCCATGAAGTAAAGGCCCGGGCCCTCGCCCCGTTTCGATGCCTCTAGGCGATCTCGAATCAACTGCAGACCATTC